GGCTTTGCCGACACCTCCCCCGCTAGGGGGAGGATCTACCCAGCGCCGTCTGCTCAACCCTAACATGTTCACTATTCGTTCTCAACTCCACCGTCCGGAGCCGCACCCCCATGTCCCTCTTCCGAAAACCCCAACCGCCCGAGCGCAAGGACTCCCGCGCCGCCCGGCTGATCGCCCTGACCACCGGCGGTCGCCCGCAGTGGACGCCGCGCGACTACGCCGCCCTGGCGGCCGAGGGGTTCGCCAAGAACCCCGTCGCCTATCGCTGCGTGCGGATGATCGCCGAGGCCTCCGCCGCCACGCCGCTCAGCGTGTTTGTCGACGGCCAGCGCGCGCCCGATCACCCGCTGCAAAAGCTGATCAACCGGCCCAATCCCGAGCAGGGCGGGCCCGACCTGATGGAGGCGTTCTTCGGCAATCTGCAGGTGGCGGGCAACGCCTATCTGGAGGCCGGCGGCGACGGCGATGCGCCGGAGGAGCTGTACGCCCTGCGGCCGGACCGTATGACCCTGGCGCCCGGCCCACGCGGCTGGCCGCTGGCTTACGACTACCAGGTCAGCGGGCGAACGGTTCGGATCGGGCGCGACGGCGACGGCTGGTTGCCGGTGCTGCACCTGAAGCTGTTCAACCCGACCAGCGACCACTACGGCCTCTCGCCCCTGGAGGCGGCGGCGTTCGCGATCGATGTGCACAACGCCAGCAGCGCCTGGAACAAAGCGCTGCTGGACAACTCGGCCCGGCCGTCCGGCGCGCTGGTCTATTCGAACCGTGAAGCGGGCGACCGCCTGAGCGACGAGCAGTTCGACCGGCTGAAGACCGAACTGTCCTCGGTCCACTCCGGCGCCGAGAACGCCGGCCGGCCGCTGCTGCTGGAGGGCGGCCTGGACTGGCGGGCCATGTCGCTGACGCCGGCCGAGATGGACTTCACCGACGGCAAGCACGCCGCCGCCCGCGAGATCGCCCTGGCGTTCGGCGTGCCACCCCAGCTGCTGGGCGTGCCCGGCGACGCCACCTACGCCAACTATCGCGAGGCCAACGCCGCGTTCTGGCGCCACACCGTGGTCCCACTGGTCGAGCGGGCGGCGCGGGCCATGACCGGCTGGCTCTCCGCGAAATTCTCCGGCGCCCGCATCGCCCCGGACCTCGACGCCGTGCCCGCCCTGTCGGCCGAGCGCGACGCCCTGTGGGCGCGGCTGGAGGGCGCCAGCTTCCTGTCGCTGGAAGAGCGTCGCCGGCTCGCGGGGCTGGAGGGCCAGGCATGACCGTCGCCTCCAATCGCTGGCGGCTGGACCGCCAGGTGTCGGTCGGCCTGATCATCGCCATCGTGCTGCAGGCCGCCGCCGCCCTGATGTGGGCCGGACGCGCCTCGGCCCGGCTCGACGACATGCAGCGCCGCCTCGACACCCAGGCCCCGGTCGCCGAACGCCTGGCCCGGCTGGAGGAGCAGGCCGGCGCCACCCGCGCGGCCCTCGATCGCATCGAAGCCAAGCTGGAGCGGAGGACGCCATGAGTGATGACCTGAAGATCGAGGGCTACGCCTCGCTGTTCTGGACCCGCGACCTCAATGACGACGTCACTGCGTCGGGCGCCTTCGCCGACAGTCTCGCCGAGACCGGCGTCGCGAGCGTCAAGATGCTGCACCAGCACGACGACGCCGAGCCGATCGGCGTCTGGGACGAGATCGTCGAGGACGCCCGCGGGCTCTTTGTCCGAGGCCGGATTTTGCGCGCGACGCCCCGAGGACGCCTGGTCGCCGCCCTGGTCGAGGCCGGGGCGCTGGACGGGCTGTCGATCGGCTTTCGCCAGATCAAGGCGCGGGCCGACGGGGCCCTGCGCGTGTTGAAACGCGTCGAGCTTTGGGAGGTGTCGGTGGTGACCTTCCCGATGCTGCCGCAAGCGCGGCTGAAGATCAGCACGAACTGATCTCCCTTCCCCCTCGATGGGGGAAGGGCGGGGATGGGGGTGACAGCGCGTCAGGACGATCCCGTCCGGCGCCGCGCCTCCGTCCGATCCACCGGGATGAACGCCAAAGGCGTCCACCCCCATCCCAAACCCTTCCCCCATCAAGGGGGAAGGGCTTTTTCGGAGAACTCCATGAAAGAGACCAAACAGGCCGCGGCCTCGCCCGAGGCGCGCGCGATGCTGCACGAGGTTATGGCGGCGTTCGAGAGCTTCAAGGCCGCCAACGACCAGCGGCTTTCGGCCATCGAGACCAAGCGGGCCGACGTGCTGCTGGAGGACAAGGTCGACCGCATCGACCAGGCCGTCTCGCGCGCCCAGGACCGTCTGGACCGCGCGCTGAGCGACGCCCGTCGTCCCGGCCTCGGCGGGGACGCGCCGCTGGCGCGTGTGGATGAGCGCAAGGCGGCGTTCGATCGCTACATCAAGACCGGCGAAACGCCCGGGCTGCTGCTGGAAGCCAAGGGTCTTTCCGAGGGAACGGCCACGGCCGGCGGCTATGTCGCCCCGCCCGAGCTGGAGCGGCAGATCCTGCGTCGCCTCGCGGCCACCTCGCCGATGCGCGAGATCTGCCAGGTCCGCACCATCGGCGCCGGCACCTTCCGCAAGCCGGTTTCGCCCAACGGCCTGGCCGCCGCCTGGGTCGCCGAGACCGCCGCCCGTCCCGAGACCACGGCCCCGACGCTGGATGTGATCGACTTCCCGGCCGGCGAGCTCTACGCCAGCCCCGCCGCGACCCAGGCCCTGCTCGACGACGCCTATGTCAACATCGACGAGTGGCTGGCCGAAGAAGTGCAGGACGCCTTCGCCGCCCAGGAAACCACGGCCTTCGTGTCGGGTGACGGCGTCAACAAGCCCAAGGGCCTGCTGGCCTACACCGCCGCGCCGGACGCCTCGTACACGTGGGGCCAGGTCGGCTATCTGGCCACCGGCGTCGCGGGCGGCTGGCCGGCCACCAACCCGACCGACAAGCTGATCGACCTGATCTACGCGGCCAAGACCCAGTACCGCCAGAACGGTCGCTTCGTCTTGAACCGCCGCACGGTCAGCGCGGTGCGCAAGTTCAAGGACGCGCAGGGCAACTACATCTGGAACGCCGCCTTGCAGCCGGGCCAGTCGGCGACCCTGCTGGGCTTCCCGGTCACCGAGATCGAGGCCATGCCGGATGTGGCCGCGAATACCCTGGCCGTGGCGTTCGGCGACTTCGAGAAGGGTTACCTGATCGTCGACCGCGCCGGCGTGCGGGTGCTGCGCGACCCGTACTCGGCCAAGCCGCACGTGCTGTTCTACACGCTCAACGTAGATCCTCCCCCTTTGGGGGAGGTGGCCCAGAGGGCCGGAGGGGGTCCTCACCCACCTCACAGGAAAACCCAACATGCCCCAATCCCTGACCCTGGCGGAAGCCAAGGGCTTCCTGCGCGTGGGCGACGCCACGGAGGACGGCCTGATCACGCTGCTGATCGACGCCGCCGAGGCCCGTGTCGCGGCGGCTGCCGGCCTGACCCTGACCCCCGCCAGCGCCGCCCCGCTGCGTCTGTCGGTTCTGACCCTGGTCTCCCACGCCTACGCCAACCGCGATGCGGGCGAGCCGCCGCTCGGCCTAGTCGAGCCGTGGCTGGCCCCCTACCGAAAGGCCCGCCTATGAACCCCGACACCGCCCTGGCCGAGGCGCTGGCGACGGCGCTGAGGGCCGCGCCCGCCGTCTCTGTGCTGGTGGGCGCCCGCGCCTACGCCGTCGCGCCGCGCAACCCGACCTATCCCTGCGTCGCCGTCAGCCGCATCGAGAGCCGGCCCACCGTCGATGAAGGCCTGGAGCACGTCGTCACCCTGACGGGGGTCTCCAAGTTCGGCGGGCCGGAGGAGGCGAGGGCAGTGGTCGCCGCGGTCCGCGCCGCCTTGCACAACGCCAACCCCGCCGTCACCGGCCGGCGCCTGGTGACCCTGCGCGTCGCCTATGCCGACGTCTTCCGCGCCGCCGATCGCGAGCTGAGCCTGGGCGTGCTGCGCGTGCGGGCCGTCACCGAACCCCTCTGAACACGGAGCAACGCCATGGCCGCTCAAGCCGGCAAGGACATCCTGCTGAAGATCAGCGACGGGGCCGCGACCCCGACCTTCGTCACCGTCGC